AGGGCATTCTTTATATTCATTTTCATTTATTTCAATAATATCAAAATATTTTTCATACCATTGATAACCATGTTCATAAAAGAATTTCTTTCTTTGATATGTATTTTTTGGTGTGTCGGCTATTTTAAGCACCTCAGTGATATGTTTTGATAATGCACCAGCTTTATTATTATAATCTTTAAATTCTTTCCCAGTGGTTTTGCAGATGGCGAGGAATGTTTTCCCCACCTCTGGTTTGCGCTCAACCGTTTTTAATTTATCAATTTTTGTATTCCCCTGTCCACCTTTTTTCTTTATTTCAACACCATTTTCGGAAAGTATTTTTTTAGCTTTTAATTTCCCAATATGGTATTCCTCACATATTTTTGTTAACCCATATCCTTGATTGACATATTTATCAATCAACTCATCAATGTTTATATTCTGATTTTTTCTTTTCATATTACAAAAATAAAACATTTTTTCTTAAAAAACAAATAAAACCCATTTAATTTTAACCCTAACTTAATTATTTTAACATAAATTAATAGATTTTAAAAGTTTTTAAATAAAAAAAGACCTGAATATTCAGGTCTTTTTTGGTACTATCATAAGTTAATTATTATCTTAACTCATTGATATTGAATGTAGGAACACCATCCACTCTAACAGCTCCGTAGAAGCGGTTGTTTACCACTTTTTTTGCGTAACGGGTCATAATACCCTTCACTGGTGCGAAGTTGAATGGGTTATACATTGTTGGTGTTAATTGAAGAGGTACATAAGGTGCATAGATATAACCAGTATCTAATAATGATTTACCTTTATGACCTACAATTATTGACCAATAAGGTGCATAAGGGTCACGATACACTTGGTATCTACCGTTTAATGTACCTATTCTTTCAATACCCATGTTATATTGGTCTTCTTCAGGGTTAGCATCACTTACATGGAAGTATTCAAGGTTATCGAATACAGCAGAGATTTCAGAAGAAACCACTACGAAGTTAGCACCACCTCTTAAAGTAGACTTATGTATTTGAGCTGAGATTTGATTAACTTTAGTAATTAAAGTTTGGTTCCAGTCTTTTTGAGTATAAGGACTAGCAGCTGAAGAAGCTTTTCTCCATCCGTTATAATCCCATCTCATTTGCCAAGGAGCGGCTTTACGTAAATCTCTAAGGATTTCACGGTCGATTTCAGCAGCAACTTGTTCAGATAACATAGCTGTTAATTCAGCTTCGGCATCTATATTATGGAATGCGCTTACGTCTTGAGCTAATTCAGGTGACCAAGTAGCTCTTAATTTTCTTTCTTCAACAGAAACAACTACTTCTTGAAGTTCGAAACTAACTTCACCCATTTCCATTGACATTTCAAGAGTGTCATATTGAGCGTATGATATGATATATGACATACCAGAAGTTACTCCAGTAGCACCAACATATCCATCATAAGTTTCGAATGTTGCGTTAGCGTTAACTGGGTGAGTTAAATCCAATTCAACATACATTTTACCGTTAGCATCGCAGATATCATTGTAAGATACGATACCTTTACCATATTTTTGAGTTACTAAACGGAAAGGAATTTCAGCACCATTAGCTACAATAACGTTTCCGTCAGGGTCAACGATATCAGAACCAGTTTGGTTAACAATTTTCAATGAAGCCAAGAATGATTCAGTATCCATTTGTTGTCCGTCAGGACCTAATAATCTACCTGCGTGGTCATCTTCAAATCCTGTAAGTTCTAATATCACAGTTCTTTGAGTTCCATCAGTTGCCAATGGTGGTAATCCTGGTATAAATTCACCATCAGAATTTAAGTGTACTGATGTAGCACTTAGAGACATGATAGTTAATTTACCTTTAGATGCATCGAATAATCCATCATTATAATAGATGTCATAAAGGTTTTTAGCTCTCCATTCAGTTGTTGAACAAACACCTGATACACAATCTTGAGCAGCGCCTTGGTCTGACATATTTGATGTATGTCTTCCGTTAGCATCTCTATCAGATGTTTTAGGTATGAAGTAGAATAATTTTCCAATTGGCATATTTAATGCTTGTACTGATACAATATCATTTGCCAATAATTTTGAAAATACTCTACGTACAATTGGGAATACAACTGTTTCGAAAGAACCAGATGAACCGTCAGCCATTGTACTCTCGTTCAATAAGTATGATGCTTGATTTTCATACAATTGAGCGATGTTCTCCTTGATATGACCTTTAAGGCCATTAAGGAATCCTAATGAATCCCATTTTTGTTGGGTTGCTTCGCGAATTTTTTTAAGGTGATTTAAACCTATATTTCCTACTTCGCCTGATGTTAATAAACTTGCCATTATTTTCTAATTTTAGTTTTTATTATTCGTTTTTATTTTCAACTCTATTAATTAAGTCAAGGATTCGTTTTGTAGATGGGTCAGCATATACTGTCGACTCATTTAATTTTCCAGTTGAACTTGTTTTAATTGAGTTGTTTAATTTTTTATCTACTGATTCAGTAATAGGTTTCTTATTACTTAATTCAGATTTAATTTTTTTGTATAATGCTTTTGATTCGGCTAATGTTGTTACTTCTTCATCGAATCTACGCAATATATCTTCTTTTTCTTGTTGTGTAGTAGAATGTTCCATAAATAACTTAGTAACATAAGTTAAGTTTTGGTTATACACAACAGTTTCGGTCAATGTCTCTCTGAATTTTTTAAGAGCAACTTTAAAGTTTTCGTTTTCACTTTTTAGTCTCTTAGCTTCACGTAACACAGTATTGTATTTTTTAACAGTTTCTTGAATTTCAGGACTCCATTGTGTTGGTTGTTTTGCACCAGCACCTTTAATTTTAGTATTTCTACCAGGTTCTCTACGTGCTTGAGCATTTCCAACTGGAATTTGTTCTTCTAATTCATCTTTTTCTTCTTCTGGTTCATCAATGATTAATTCGTCTTTTTCTTCTGTTTCTTCGTCTGATTCGTTCATAACATGCTCAGCGTGACCATCACCTTGTGTAGCTTCATCTTCTGGGAATCCACCAGTTAAATTATCACCTGTAATTACGTCAGATTTTTCAGCTTTTTGACCTTCTATATCGCCAGTATTTGGTGCTGTGGTTGGTTTAACTTCTTTATTACCATTTTTTTCGTCATGACCAGGACCTCTAACGATATCCTCATCTAATTCGATACGATAAACAGTTTCTTCTAAATTAACTTCATTATCAATATCAGTTTCAATATCAGTTTCAAAGTCATCACCACCCATTTCGATTTCAGTATCTAAATCTTCGGGGGTTTCGTCACCAAGACTAACGATATATTCGTTTCCGCTATCTGGGTCAGTTATTTTTACTTCTTTATCTGAAATTACTTCAATTTCATCATTACCACTCATTTTTTTAAACACTGTAATAACTTCTTCATCAGAAGCATTTGTTAAATCAAGAGTAGTCATGTCTTCATCACCCATATCAGATTCAATATCATTAACATCATTTTCGATATCAGCAACATCTGCTTCAATATCGTCAACATCGTTTTCGATATTCTCTTCATTATCTGTACTTTCTAAATCTTCAGTACCTTCCTCATCTGATGTTTCATCATCAACAGGTGTTTCATCATCAACAGGTGTTTCATCATCAGTAGTAGGCTCTTCTGTATCAATTGTGTCTACATCATCATCGATGTCTTCCTCTTCGTATTCAGCCTCTTTTAATGTTTCATTAACAACAGAATCAATTTCTTCTCTCATTGTTGAGCGAAGTATTTCTTTCGTGTTGTTCATAAGTGCTTCTTGGATTGCTTCGATATCCATTAAAGCCTCTTCAATTATTCCTTTTTTCTTTGTCATTTTTTTCTTTTATTTAAAAATGATTATTTAATTTATTAATAAATATATTTGTTTTGTGCAAAAAATCAGAATTTTATAAAAATACATAAATTATAACTCTTTAATTTAGAGTTATTATAACGTAATTTACTCTAAATTAAGAATTTATCTAATTCATCAATTAATAATTTTTTATTTGATTTTGTTTTAGATTCAGTAAATTGTTGTGCTGCTTGGGTATTTGGTACTATCCAAGAACCTGGTGTTGATGGGGTCATAACTATATCCCAACAAATAATTTCAAAATCATCTTGCACGATATATTTGCCATCTATTTCTTGTAATGACCCAACACCTCTGGATGAGACACCTATTCGCACACCGAGTCTTAATAAATTTGCTACTTTATCACCAGATGTTGATACAACACCATATTTAATAAATCCTGGGGACATTAATATTTCTACTTCGCCAAGTAAAGTATGTCCTTCCCACCATATTTTAGTTATACGATGACCAACATTATTTACTGAAATAATTGATGTTTCTGGGTGGTCTACTTCACCTGTACTAACTTGATTATCAATAAGGTCTTGATAAGCTTTAGCTTGAGCAATTAAGATTGGTTTTGGGTAAATTCTTCCATTCGCATTCTCTACGCCATATTTTTGTAATATGGCTATAACTTTTAAGGGTTCAACAATTTTAAAATCAGTGCCAGAATTACCAATTTTATTAACTTCATTGATAAAAGGTATATTACGTTCATCTTTTGGGCTGATGAAACCATCATTTTCTATTAAGTAACCATAACCAGTTTCACCTGGTTTAATTATTTTAAGATTATCCATATTTACTTATTTATAAATAAATATGGATGAAAATAGATAATTACTTAGTTGAATTAAAATTAAAATGTTGTGTTTTATCCAATACTTCAGTTATAACTGTATTAATAACTGACTTAATTTCTTTTTGTATATCATTATCATGTAATGGTTTATTGTGTTTTTGATATAAATTGATGGTGCAATTCATAAAACTTTTTTTTCCTTTTTTTATTCCAGATTCTCTCATATCAAAATCAACAATAAAGAAATCATTTAAAAAATTGTTAACCTTTTTATTTTTTATTTTAAGGTGTATATCTTTTTTAATTTTATTAAGGATTGGTTTGAAATTTTCTTCTTCAATTAATGTTTCACCCCAACCATTAATTTTGATAAATATAGATTTATTATCGTTATATTTAATACCCCCATATTTAATTCTATAACTATTAGTGTTTATTTTAAATTCTTTGTTTTTTTTACCCATAAAAAAATCCCCTTTATTCTAAAAATAAGAATAAAGGGGATTTTGTCAAGACTTCGTTACTATTTAAATTAATTCTCTTTTAATGTTTCTCTTAGGTTAATTAATTTTTCGATATCTTGAACGAAGGAATCTGGTTTATAGGTTGTTTCAGTTAATTTAAATTTAACATCTAGTAATTTATTTTTTAATTCTAAATCATTAGTTTTTATTTGTTCATTAACTAAATCAAAACATTCTTTTTTAACCTCATTAAAAGTTTCTTTTTTTAATGTTTCGTCATTTTTTATAACGGCTTGTATAATCTTTTTTTCATCTTCACTTAAATCTTGATATTTTTCATTAAATTTTTTAGTTGATAACTTAGCTAATAATTTAGTTGGAACCTTTGCTTCTTCAATTGTATTTTCTTTTTTGTTATTTTTAATATATTCTTTAATATTGTCCGTGGATTCAATGACTAAATCAATATTAAACTTTGTTGATACAGCGTTATCTATATTCTCGTGTAATTTTTTATATTTTTCAGGATAATTTATTTCTATTTTAACAGATTCTAATAATTTTTCTAATTTAGAATTAGCTTTTTTAACTTCACTTTGCTTTAATGATTTTAACAGTTCTAAATTTTCTTTAATAAATAATATGGTTTTACCGTCATCATCAAAATGAGCCTTTTCTAAATTACCATATACGATAGCTTGAGTCTTCAAAGTTCTATCTTCTTTTAATAATTTAAGATAATTTTGAAATATTCTTTTAAGATTTTCATCTTTACGTATATATGATTCAATAAATATTTCAGAAAAAGCATTTTTTAATTCACCAAATTTTTTCATAATTTATTTTTATTTATAAATATGGGTAAAATAATATAAAATAAACTATTCACCTAGTTTTTTATCAATTAAATTAATCATATCAGTGATATTTTCATTAAATTTAATATTTTTATCGGTTATTTTAGTAGTTTCTTTATATTTTCTCTTTTCTTTTATTTCATGTTCTAATAACCTATCAAAATATTTTTTTTGATACTTTAATGATTTTTCATTAAATTTGGTTAGATATTCATGTTCTAATAATAAATTGTCTTTTTTCTTAACCGATTCTTCAAATGGGTTTTCAGGTGCTTCTTCAGTTTCTGTATTTTCTTCACCACCAAGACCACCTTCTTCATTCCCAAATTCTTCATTTTCGAATTCTTCTTCACCACCTAAATCAAATCCACCTCCACCGAAGGCACCACCACCAAGGCCACTTTCTTCATTTCCTTTTTCTGATGATTCTGGTGTAGCTTCTCTAGATTTAGCCAATAATTCGGGGTCGGCATATATATTATCTACTTTATTGAATATACCAGTTTGTTTAATTACTTGCTCTGTTTTCGCTAATTCAGCAGCTGCTGCTTTTTCTAATCTTTGTTCTAATAAATCTTGTTTAATTTCCTCATCAGACATTCCTAAAATTTCACGTTTTGCTCTAGTCATTGACATTGCAGCAAAACCATTTCCAGCATCACCAACTGCTGATTGATATAAATTAATTTTAGATTGGATATGTTCGACTTTAAGCATTTCAGCTTGTGTTGATGGGTTATTTAATGTTAACGTAAAATTATCTAAATCATCTTCAAGACCTAACAAATATAAATGGATAATTGCGATTTTATTTAATTCCATTAATAACGATTGTTGTAATCTATTAATAACTCTTGAAAATCTAATATCCTGTAATGCTAAATTTTTACCTTCACCCACAGTTGAATCAAAACCTAAAAATGGTTTTGGTATTCTTAAAGCAGCAAAGAGTTTATTTTGGAGATAAACTATATCCGAAATAGCATCTAAATTATTTGCACCTGGAAGTGTATCTATGGGTGTGCCAGCATTTTCATCTCTCACTGGGATAAAAATATCTTGGTCAATACCTAATTGATTATATCTTAAATCTATCTGCCCTGTTTGTGGGTCTATAATAGGTGCTCTTTTAAATTTATTCGCTATCTCATCAACATATGCTGGTACATCCGCTTCATCAATATTACCAACAAATACTTTAAATACCCTTCTTTCTGGTGCTCTTGTTACACGATAAACTAGCATGGCATCTTCAGCTAACAAGAGTTGTTTCCATATACGTCTTGCTTTTTCAATGAGACTAGTACCATAAGGTAATTTTCTATCGTCACCAAATAGTCTAAAATGTGCTATTTGCCATGATTGAAATTCAATATCCCTACCTTTCCAAATAAATTTTAAATGGTTATCATATTCAGTATTTTCGGGTTTAGACATCCCACGTGTTATGTCATTATATAAATCATTTTCATGCCTTTCCATTTCAATGTTTGGCATTTGTCTAGCACCAATAATACCAGCTTTATTATCAATATTAAGAAAAACAAAGTTATCACCATATTTCGCTAAATTCCTTGCCCAAGCTGGTAATGATGTATGGATATCTAATCTATTATTAAATAAATCTTCTAAAGTTTGTTTTACTCTTTTCGATGGGGAATATATATTTAAAATTGACCCATTTTCACCTGGTGTTGTCGCTTCTTCAGCAAAAATATCCAACGCGGCTGCAATTTCTGGAAAAAATTCCATAGATTCAAAATCTGAATACGAACCAATTCGTGTTGTTTCATAATGTATTGATTGTTGATACATTTCATTATCAACACGTTGCCACATTTGCGATAAATATCTATTTTGTTGTGCTTCGAGTTTAGCTGTTTTTAATTCTTCTTTAGATGTGGTTCTTAATAATTCTTTTGTACTTAAACTATATCTATTGGTTTTTTCTTGTGGGACTTTTACACCATCACTCGTAAAAACCCTATTCATTCGTTGAAATATGGTTAATTTTTTCTCAGTCATTTTTTTTCTTTTAATCTAATATAATGTTATGGGATATAAATGATTTATCCAACATAATCACATTCAACATAAGCTAAATGTTGTTCTTCTCCATTAATATATACTAATTTATATACAAATTGTGTTATATTATCACTCCCTTGTGAACCAGGTCGGGCATTACATATTTTTTTCTTTATGGTTTTATGTGATTTATTAACCTTTTTATTAAATTCTGTTGGTGCCCACTTATACTGAAAAGCACTATCTGGTCGTCTATAAAATACTTGTTTACCTTTTAAACTCATAATTAAATTAATCCACTAAATAACCATAAATATTCACCTGTTGGGTCTTGCATATTTTTGGCCACTTGTGGTGAAAATTTAGGTTTTCCTTTTATTATTCTTTTATCTTTTGTTACCATTACAGATGTATCTACGGTTTTTTCGGGTGTAGCAACAGTCCAACTACTTAACATAGCTTTGGATTGTTTTTGTAATTTTTCCACGTTTTTAAACGCGTATTCTAACACCCATAACCCCATACCTAGCGCCATTAATAAATCATCATGATGCCCAGGCATATGGTCTGGACGACCATTTCGATAAATAAATGTTCTCATTTCGTTTATCATTCTTTTGGATGGGATTTGAATTTTGACTTCACGAATGGCTTCTTCTAAATGTGCAATCATTGGTAATCGAATAGAATTCACATTAAGCCCAGGGACTTTTTTACCATTATCCTTAGCAAATTTTTGTAAATCATGTCTATTCGATAATATTTTATTTCTTGGGTCATCATAATGAAGATTAGTATACCCAATTTCTAATAATTTTAAAACTGTTACCACACCTAAACCACCTGTGATATCAACTACTACATACGCATCGTATAATGACCCATATTCCGCTATAATTGGGGCTAATAAATCGGGCTGTATTTTTTCTTTATATTCCACAACCATTTTCATTGTTGTAATATCAATAATAACGAAAGTTGAAAAATCTTCACCATCACCACGACTTACATCTGATGATAATAAATATTTATGTCCTTCGATTGGTTTTTCCCAAATCCATAATTTAGGGTGGTTATCATCAATGTACAACGGTTCTGTAACATAATTTTTTTCTTGATGTTCTATATATTCATCGTCAATTACATTACCACCAGAACCAAGAAATGATACATCAAGCTCT